TTCCCGTGTAGCTCAGTTGGTAGAAGCGTTTGACTGTTAATCAAAATGTCCGTGGTTCGAGCCCACGCACGGGAGCCAAAACAATTTGGGGGTATAGCTCATTTGGTAGAGCAGGACCTTTGCAAGGTCAAGGCGGCGGGTTCGAATCCTGTTACCTCCACCAAACACATTGACACAGCAAGACTAGAAAGTATAATTAGAACATGCCCTGCTAGTTAAATGGCATAACTCCTGTTTTGTAATCAGGCGTCGGCAGTTCGATTCTGTCGCGGGGCACCAAATCCCGGTTTACACTTTTCCGTTATACAAAGTGGGCAGGCTAGAGCCATACTTAGCCAGGTGCGCTGGATCCACCTGTAAGAGTTCAAGTTATGAACGATCACGAAGATCTCGGGGCAGAGCACACACTGTCCAGATATAAACATGCGGTACGGATACCAAGCCCAGTCTAGGGTTGTCGGGAGGCAATGGCTAGACACTTTTTTCAAATATATTTAACTTGGCTATAAGTTGAGTAGTAAGGACGGGGCACCAGGTTAAAAGTTTCCAAAAGCCATAAGTGTGTTTGATAAAAGTGCGCGGGATTAGTTTAATGGTAAAACAGCAGATTTCCAATCTTCGGTCAAGAGTTCGATTCTCTTATCCCGCTCCACACACATTCGGAATGTAGCGCAGTCTGGTTAGCGCATCGCGTTTGGGACGCGAGGGTCGTAGGTTCGAATCCTACTATTCCGACCAAATTTTTTTAAAAGGAAGAAAGAGTATGTCAACAGTAACAGCCAGCCACATTCTAGTGGCCAACTTGGATCAAGCCAATGCATTAAAAAAGCAGATCAACGAAGGCGCCAACTTCGGGGTTTTGGCACAGCAATTCAGCTCATGCCCCAGTAAAGGCAATTTGGGAAATCTTGGGCAGTTTGGTCGCGGGCAAATGGTGAAACCATTTGAAGATGCAGCATTTGGTCTAGAGGTTGGTTCAGTGAGTGACCCAGTGCAAACACAGTTCGGCTACCACTTAATACACCGCACTGCCTAAGGCATCATCATACCAAGAGCTGAGATGTAGCTGGTGCCAAGTCCCGCGGTCAAGTTGATAACGGATCCTTGTGTAATGGTGTAGTCGATATCCTGACTGAAGCTGTTGTTAAGGCTGTCAGTCACTGTCATGGTGAGTCCAGGCAATCTAACCACCGGTGTGTCGGGAGCCCCGCTTATGATGAAACTTGTGGTTGTGGAAGTATATGTGCAATTACGCGGCAAAGTGCCAGAGAAAGAGAAAGTGTAGGGTGCAACACCACCCACTGGCTTTATAATCACTACCAACAATATGCCGGTTATGCCCACAAAACTGGTTTTGTTTATGGCAGTAATGGGATATGTTGGTGAGACTGGTGAAGCATTGACCACCGTGTTCAATGGAGCAATTGTATAGTCCACTGCTTGACTAAAAGTTTGCACAGTGGGGAAACTGTTATCTTCAACTGTTATAGTCAGTGTTCTGTATTGTTCGGTGGCTATCAAAGGAGTTCCAGCAATAGTGGCCATTGTGCCATAACTGGCAAATGCACAACCATTGGGAAGTACACCTGAATAAGTGAATGTATATGGAGCAACGCCGCCCACGGGTGTGATAATCACAGATAAAGCAGTTGACACCACTCCATTGAAAGTTTTCAAATTCATGCCAGTGATAGGACTACTGGGCAAGGCCAAACTAACAGCACTGGACCAGTCCACAGTGAGCAAATTGTTGGATATATTGGCCGTGTAACCATATTTGTTCAATAGCAATACCAAATCAGTTTGATCCCCCAAGGTGTTTTGCAAACTGTATACAACACTGGTTAGACCAGTGCTTGACGCTGTGGTTATTTGATTAAAAAGATCAGCGTGGTTGTTAATTATGGCAGACTCTGCCGTTCGAATTTGCGCTTGAGTGTAGGCTGTAACAGCGGACAGTTGAGTTGAGGCCAGTTGAAATGTCATGATATGATATTTATCGCTCTTGACAATTGCACAATTTCAGTATAAAATACATGTTTTATAAGGATAACACTATGGCACAATACATCAGTAGAGGCACCCAGCTGAACACAGACACTTGTGTGACCAATTCAGGGGGCAACAGATTCAATCTTGTTATCATGGCAGCGGCTCGCAGTAGAGAATTGAGAAAACAGCACATTACCAGTCACAAGTTTGAGGATGTGCATACCATTGTGACTGCTTTGCTGGAATTCCAGGAGGGCACACTGGGCCCCAGTTACATGCAAAAGATCAAGTTTGATCAGCCGCAGGACCGCAGGATTGATCGCAACGCCAAATATAGATAGCAGTCGGGGTGGTTAGCTCAGCTGGGAGAGCGTCTCGCTTACACCGAGAATGTCGGCGGTTCGACCCCGTCACCACCCACCAAACACACAACGGTGGCAGAGTGGTCCAATGCATGGGATTGCAAATCCCAAAAGCCGGGGGTTCGAATCCCTCCCGTTGTTCCAGATCACAGTTGACTGGCGCAGTGTTTTAGTGTATAATACATGCATGTTAATTACAAAGGAGCGGCAAATGGGTTTTAAAATTTTAGGAAATACCCGTGATTTGTATCAAAACTACGGGCCTATTCCCAATCTAGAAGGCCCATTTTTAGTGGCTGGACGCATACTGTATTACGACCCAAAGGAAGGCAAGTATTGGGATCCCAAGACGGATTTTTATGTGCCGCACGATGAATATTTTAGAATGACGGGATTGATGTGATGTACAGTGTAAAATTGCACACAGTAGAAATAGAAAGATTTATCACACTTAGTGAAGCCATGCAGTTTGCCAAGACTGTGGATGCATTTGTAACTATTCAAAGTCAAGATTTTGAGATAGTGGGACGATTTGGTGTAGACAGCGTCAAGGATGGAGTATGTCCAGACGGCGTGGCATATGACTGGAACAAGGCCAGTAGAATTGGCCGTGTAAAGAAAGTGAGAACATGATGGAAAAATTGGTGCGAGACGGCAAAGTGGCTGTGTTGGTCAGCCCAGATTTTGGCGCTGGTTGGAGCACATGGAATCGTGGAAACTATGGTAACGAATTAATTTTTGATCCGGTGTTGGCCGCTTACATAGATGAAGGCAAGATAGACGAAGCCAAGACCTATATAGCCATGCGTTTCCCAGAAGTGTATGACGGCGGATTAGACGACGTTGTAGTGCATTGGGTTCCGGTAGGCACAGCATTTCGTATACACGAGTATGATGGAAGTGAAAGAATTGAAATTAAAGAAGATATAGATTGGATAGTGGCATGAAAAAGATTTTTTATGAAAAAGTAGGTCGTAGGTATGTACCAGTGGCCGAGTATGACAATGAATTTATGGATAGCTTCACTAAAGGTACACATTTGGTTATGAGCTACCCCGGAGGCTCAAGCCGTAAGTACAACATTGACCCTAACTATGCCGCTATGATAGCCGCTGGCCGTGTGGCTGAAGATGCTATCTGCAAAGCCATCAGCAAGGCCAGTGAACTGCGACCAAAAAGTACTCCTATTACTCCGGGACAGAAACGAGCTTGGGAACGGCTAGCCAAAGAGTTCGGTGATGACTTGTGTACCCTCTACGGACTAAGTGTTCACGATTGTGCCGAAGCTGGAGTCAAAGCCATGATGGCAGAAGCTGACAAGTTGTTGGCCAACCCCAGTGTGCAGCTAGCCTACGAGAAGTTTTTATTTGTAGCAGAACTATCAAAGGATAACAATGAAAATTCGATTTGATCGAGACACTATGCCCGACGAATTGTACAATTCGCTACTACAACACTTTGTAAACGAAGCAGTTGGTCTAGGGATTGAAGTGAATAAGTTTACCCAGTTTGATAATTGGGTAGTTGAGTGCGAAGTAGATGCACTGGAATCTATACATTAGGAGCAATTATGAGAGAATACGAAAGTATACAAGGTGACAATTTAGAAGAGTCTGATCAAGCACAATTGTTGAGTACCACACTAAGTGCAGATGCTGTGGCCAAAATCAGAGCCAGCATGCCATCCGGACCCAGTTTAAGTCATTGCAATGAGTGCGGCGAAGAAATTCCTATAGCCAGACAACAAGCCTTGCGCGGATGCGTGACCTGCATTGATTGTCAAACACTCAGCGAAAGACTCAAACGTGCCTAAGTTTATAGGTTGACTAATGTTAATTTTGGTATTATAATTATAACATATATAAAGAAAGGAGTTGATATGCCCAATGTATTTTTAGTTAGCGACACACATTTTGGACACATGGGTGTATGTCGATTCACACGCAACGATGGTGTTACCAAATTGCGACCATATGACTCGCCAGAGGAAATGGACGAAGACATGATAGCAAAATGGAACAGCAAAGTCAAACCTACTGACAAAATTTACCACTTGGGCGATGTTGTAATAAATCGCAAGGCATTGGCAACAATGGGTAGATTGAACGGAGACAAGGTACTGATCCGCGGCAACCATGACATCTTTCGTGATGACGAGTACAGAAAATACTTTAGAGACATTAGAGCTTATCATGTAATGGATGGCATGATATTAAGCCATATACCCTTACACTCGGACAGTTTGGGACGATTTGGCGTGAATATTCATGGACACACCCATGCCAATCGTGTGTGCAAAGCTCGTGGAGTAGATGCCAAAACTGGTGATGTACTGTACAGTAATGAACCAGATGTGCGCTATCACTGTGTTTGTGTGGAACAAACTGATTTTGCGCCCATACTGCTTGAAGATGTGATAGAGCGCATCAAAGCAGAAGGTGGCAAGGTGGACATGCGCAATGGCAACTTCAATAGTGCTGACTGAAATAGGACCTGATTGGTCCTATTTTTTTGACCTCAGCACACACACTTGATAATTATTAGTATGAAAAAGAAATTTGTGCCACGATCAGTGGGGGTGCATCCAATGTTGAAAAATTTGGTTGATATTCCCACAAAAATTAACAAAGCCTTTGAATTGCACAATTCAGGCCAACTTCAACAAGCCAAAGATGTATATTTGGATATTCTCAAACAAGATCCAAAAAACTTTTCTGCCTTGTTGTATCTAGGCAGTGCAGAAGCCGATTTGCAAAATTGGCAAAGTGCCTACGAAAGTCTCAGTCATGCACTGCTGGTCAAGCCAGACGATCCTGTGGCTTTGAATCTCAGAGCCAATGTGTTGCGTGACTGCGGCAAGTATGAATTGGCTCTAGTGGATGCCACTAAGGCCTTCTATGAAGCTCCTAATTCAATCGAAGTGGCCACTAATCTCAGTGCTATACACTTTTGTTTGAACGACTTCGATACTGCCTTGACCTATGCCAAAAAAGCAGTAGAAATTGATCCCAAGGATGTGAACGGTTATTTGAATTGGGGCAATGCATTGAAAGAACTGGGAGATACTCACGGTGCTTTGGACAAGTTTAAAAAATGCACTGAACTGCGTGAAACAGCACATGCAGCATGGTGTAATATAGGCACTTGTTACAAAGACCTTTATGAACTTGAGTCGTCTATTGACAGCTATACCACAGCAATAAAACATGCGCCGTCTGAAGGCATGTTATATTACAATCGCGCACTTGTTAGATTGTTGCACGGTGACTATGAAAATGGTTGGCGTGATCATGAATTCAGATGGGTGTACAAAGGATTTGGCGGACAAGCATTGGGAGATGTGGTACACAGTTGGAAGGGTGACATGAATCTTGTGGGGAGATCTATCATGGTGTGGTACGAGCAGGGTTTGGGAGACACCATACAGTTCGCTCGCTATTGCAAGTTGCTGAAAGATCGTGGGGCAGAAAAAATCTATTTCTGGGTGCAGGCACCTATTAAGGAAATCATGCAGACCCTGCCCTTTGTGGATGAAGTGATCACGGAACAGGGCGATGTAAAAACAGATTACACCATCAGTCTCATGGCATTGCCGTTTGAATTGGGTACAACCATGGACACCATTCCCAATTTTGGCAACTACATCACTGCCAATTCTATGAAAAGTGCTGCTTGGGCAGAAAGATTGGGTCCTCGCACCAGGCTCAGAGTTGGGTTGGTATGGAGCGGAGGACTGAGATTGGATCAGCCCAATGTTTGGACCACCAATCAGCGGCGCAATACCAAACTACATCTGTTTAAAAAATTCAACAATTTGAATGTGGAATTTTACAGCCTACAAAAGGGCAATCCAGGTGAACAGGAGTTGAAATTGTTCGAGCAGGCAAATTGGGGAGGACCAAAAATTCATAATTTCGTGGATGAACTGCACACATTTGAGGATACTGCGGCGTTAATTGACAATTTGGATCTTGTGATCAGTGTGGACACCAGCACAGCCCACTTAGCGGCGGCAATGGGCAAGCCCACATGGATACTTAATCGTTGGGACACATGCTGGCGCTGGTTTTTGCATAGAGAAGACAGTCCTTGGTATGACACCGTGCGCCTATTTAGACAGCCCGAGGCCAATGATTGGGAAAGTGTCCTACACAATGTGTATACTGAGCTAGCCAATCTGCAATAAACTGCTAGTTTTTTTGCTGGCTCCAATCTATAGACTCGCATAAATACACTATAGAATACTGGAGACAGCCCCATGGCTTTACAATTAAGACGCGGAACCGACGCTCAAAGACTGACCGTTTTGCCTCAAGCAGGCGAATTGATTTTTACCACAGACAATAAGGCACTGTTTATCGGAGACGGAGTAACCACCGGAGGCATAAATGTGCTGGCCAGTGCGTTTCCAGCCAACAATCCAAGTGGACTGATCTGGAATTCAATCACCAACACAGTTAATTTCAATCTCAGCGTGTTTTCATCGATCACAACCACCAATGTGCTTGAGGGAACTAATAAGTATTACACCACTGCTAGAGGGGTAGGTGATGTTTATACAGCCTTTCAAAATGGTGTACAAACAGGTATAAGTTTCAATTACAACGCAGGAACAAATGCCTTGTCAGCCACAGTAACAGGTGGCGGTTCATCTTTGCCATCTACAACAGGCAACATTGGCAAGTTTTTGACCATCAACGGTGCAGGACAGGCAGTGTGGGCCACTGCGCCCTTGGCTGGACTACAAGTTCCCAGTCAACCCGGCTATCAAGGAAGTTATTTGACCACTGATGGAACCAATTTGATATGGGCTGATGTGGCCATTAATACACTGTCTACTGGCACACATTTTGTCACATTGAACGAAGCAACTGGTTACTTGACCCTGAGCGGAAATCTACAATTACCCCAGGGTGCTGATATCACAAGATACAACGGCGCGGCCTATGTGTCCGTTTTAAATGGTCTCATCAGCAGTGTGCAACAGGATACCAATCCCAAACTGGGTGGAAACTTGGATCTCAATGGCAATCAAATCCGTGGCACTGCTGGTTCTATCAGCATATCCGGATCCATAACCTCAGGTACACTGTTGCTGACAACAGGGTTGGGTGCTGCCCTTTCACTTAATGGCTACAACATCATTGGCGCTTCTGGCGCTATCAACATAAGCGGATCAATTAGTGGTGGAGCTATTACTGGTACATCAGTTCTTACCTCATCTTTGCAGGCCAGTTTGGGCGCCAATCTCAATCTTAATGCTTTTAACATAATAGGCACTGGCAATATCAACACCACTGGATCTATTACCAATTATTCTAGCTTGAGTAATTCAGCCGCTATTATCATAAATGGCCCTATAATACAAGTTCCACAAGGCTCATTTAACAATAATACTATTCAATTCCAAAATACCAATCTCACTGTTAACACAGACCTTGCTGATCATGATCTTGGTGTAACTATCCAAGGTTCAGCTAATGGTTTATTCACATCGTCCACTATTAGTTTCAATACATCTAGAAATACTGTGATGTCTCCCCTTACCGTTCAAAATGGTGATTCGTTGTTATCGCTATTAGCTAATGCCTATAATGGCAGTTCGTCTTTGTTTTCAGGTGCTGCTGCAATGATAGTGGATGGTGTGATTGGAACTAGATCCGTAGGCACACTGTTCAGCGTTGTTACCACAAATGGAGTGGATACTGTAGTTGAAAGAATCGCTGCTAATTACAGATTGCAATATACCAGCAACGGCATTTTTATAGTACCACATAATGTAACCAAAGGCTATAATGTGGTAAATTCAAGCAAAGGAGCAATTACCAGCTCAACCACATACGCCAGTATTTCAGGCGTTAGTGTAAGCGCGGCGGCAACATACTCAAACATAAGACAAGACAGTACTAGTGGTTCTGGTTTCGGCGCCAGCTTCCAAGTGCAAAAAACTGGAGGCGGAACAGGTTACAGCGGTGTTACCACAATCACTGTGATATCTCAAGGTGGCGGGTATGCTACTGGAGACACTGTAACAATAGCAGGAACCAGTTTGGGCGGGTCTAGCCCAACTAACGATTTGACATTTACCCTTAATACATATATCAAAACTGGTATTGGATATGATACGGGGGCAGGCGGCTCAGTCACACAATCCATCAGCAAAGCTACTTTTGTTTCGCTAAACAAGAGCACCGGTATAATCACATTAAACAATGCGGCATTGGCGGGCAACACTGTGGTCAGCTTTACATTCAACAACACCACAATAGGTGCCAATGACATGGTTTTGATCAATCACAGCGCCGCAGGAACATTGGGTGCTTACGGATTTGCAGTTACTCCCGCACTGGGCTCATGCACGGTGTATGTTCGTAACAATTCATCAGCTTCTTTGTCAGAAGCCATAGTACTACAATTTGCCGTGATAAAATCAGCTATGGCATAATTGATGCAAGTCACGATTAGGACCTCCGGGTCCTTTTTTTTTCTAAATACAGAATGCACAAAATAATCAAGATTGTTTCCAACCAACCAAACAAGATA